GCATACTACCGCATCGTGACAGCGGCTGTATCACGCCAACGTGGAACTGATCCAAAGTTTATGGTGATGATTGACTTGTCAGCATATGCTACAGCAACGCCTGATGATGATACCCGTGAAGTAGACTTCAAGCGGTACAACGCAAACCTGACAGATATCGAAGCTGCATCAGGCTCTACGTTCTTGGACAAGTGTTATGCTTGGGTAATGGCTCAGGACGACATGGACGGATCTACTGCCGTTTAAGGAGTAACACATGACTAAATCGTATTCTGTTCTGTCGGAAACTGAGGTTACGTCAAATGTTGCAAGCGTAGACATTTCTCTTGGTCATGGTTTTTTGGTTCATGAAATTGTTTATTGCGATATCACTCTTTCGGCCACGCCTCAAACGTTGCAGTTTAGGCTTTCAGATGACAATGGATCTACGTTTGAAAGTACCTCAAGCTACGAAGATAGCGGGCTTTACACATATGCGACATCAGGCACTTACAATTATAATGTTATCCTCAACGGATCAAGCGGAGCAGATACAACAGGTTGTTTTGCAGATGTAGGGAATAACAGCTATCGCTTTGGCTGGAATGGCAGTCTGAGAATTTATAATGCCGCAAGTTCGTCTGATAAAACTTTAATAAGTTATAGAGGCAGTGGATCAGGAGGTGGTATGGGTGGCTCTGCCGCATACTTTGGGACAAGCATTTATACTCCTACCTCAACTATTACTGACATTCGACTGATGCCAGCCTCTGGCAACTTTAGTAGTGGCACGTTTAAATTGATTGGGATTATGTGATGCAGAAGTATGTAAATGGTGTACTGACTGACATGACCGCCGCTGAGATTTCACAGAAGCAGGCTGAAGAAAATGCGTGGGCGGCTGGAGAAAACGATAGGCTTTCTGATGAAATTCGTGCAAAGCGCAACAGCCTGCTAGCAGAAACTGACTATCTTGCTTTAAGCGACACCACACTGTCATCCGATATGGCTACATACCGACAGGCTCTGAGGGATGTAACGGGTCAGTCAGGGTTCCCAACAAGCGTGACTTGGCCCACTAAACCGTAGGAGTAACACATGCTAGGTTTCAGCCCACTAGCGTCTGCCCCACTATCGGATACTGGGGCTGTTAGTGTTGCATATAATTTAACAGCGGATGCTGGAAGTTTTGCTCTTACAGGGCAAACAGCAACTATAAGTCATGCAATAAAATTAACCGCTAATGTTGGTGCGTTTACTTTAACGGGCCAAGATGCTGGCGTACTTATTGGGGAGATTTTTGAGACTGGTGGTTTTGCATTATCTGGGCAAACTGTTAGTTTAAACAAAGCTGTAAAATTATTGGCTGGTACTGGTTCGTTTGCTCTGACAGGGCAAGGCGTTGTTTTCATAAACGGCAAGTCAATTGTTGCAGATGCTGGCAGCTTTGCTTTAGTAGGACAGGATTCTTCTCTAGTTTATATTAAGGCTATTGTTGCTAACCCAGATATAGATGTTGCTACTGAAGCAATAATTTATAGCTCTACTTCTCAGGCTTTAATAACAACAAGTTTCAATGACGTTATTCTTCACGAAGATATAGTGTTTGCAAATGTAGCTTAAACTATTGTAGTTAAGGGAAAAGGACTGAGGTTATGACATTTTACATAAAGCAAAATGATACAAGGCCCATCTTGTCTGCCACTCTAGTTAATAGTGATGGTAGTGTGCCGGACTTAACTGGCTCTACTGTTGTGTTTAAAATGAGAAAGTTAGGTGAGTCTTCAGCTAAGGTAGATTCAGCGGCTGCTATAACTGGGGCAACAACAGGCGATATCCAGTACACTTGGATTGCAACTAACACAGATACTGTTGGAAGTTATGAAGGCGAGATTCAAGTTACCTTTGCTGGTGGCGGGGTGCAGACATATCCAAATAGTAGATACATAGAAATAGAAATTGTGGATGACATAGCATGACGAAACAAACTGTTGCCTCTGCACATAATAGAATTGATGCTGTTGAGAAGCAGTTAATAGCTATGAAGACTGAGATGGATATCCAATTCAAAGATTTGTTTAATCGTGTAAAGCGGCTTGAGGCTATTATGATTGCAACCAGTGCATTCATTATTGCTTTGCTTTTGCGAATGAACATGATGAGCTAAGTCATGTTAGCTGAGTTAGCAGCGGCCAACGCAGCTTATTCTACAATCAAAAAGTTTGTATCTAATGGCAAAGAGGTTAGTGATTTTCTTTCGCCTCTTAAAAATCTTGTTGGTGCAGAGGAAGACTTAAAAGCTAGAGGCAACCGCAAGAAAGACGGTTTGTTTTCTAAGATTATGGGCAAGTCTGCTGATGACTTTGATGAGTTCATTGCTTTGCAACAGATACAAGAGCAACGAAAAGAATTAGAATCTATTTGTCGTTTGTATGGCAAGCCCGGCACTTGGGATTCTTTCTTGGCTTTTGAGGCTAAGATGCGCGTTCAGCGAAAGAAGGAAGCTGAACAAAGGCAGAAGCAAATAGCTGCTACAATTAAATATATTTCTTGGGGTGTAATTGCTTCGTTAAGCATTGGCGGCTTTGCTGTTCTGTATTTCTTAACTGAATTTTTGAAAGGGATGAAATGACAGTAGCTATGGAAAAGATATTAGCATGGAAAATAATGCCGCGCGTTATGATGCTGGTCATGACGATTATGTATATACGCGTTATAGAATGGTTCATGTCTTTGCCGCAGGATGTGGTCAGCACACAGGCTACCGCGCTTACAGCAACGGTTACGGGCGCTCTAACAGGTGCGTTTGCAGTATGGGTAGGATCTGAGAAATGATTGGTCAGATTATAGGTGCAGTTGGTGGACTAGCTACCAGTTATTTAGACGGTAAGGCTGCTGTCCAGAAAGCTAATGCAGAGATCAAGCTCAAGCAAGCTACTGGTGAGATGGACTGGGAGCAGTCAGCTATAGAAGCATCGAAAGATTCTTGGAAAGATGAGCTATGGACTATAGTTTTTGTAGCTATTCTTTGCGCTAACTTTATACCAAGCTGGCAGGATGCAATGCGTGTTGGCTTTGATAATTTATCTAACTGTCCAATGTGGGTACAATGGGGAATGTATGCTTCAATAGCAGCCAGCTTTGGTATCCGTACAATGAAGGGGTTAAAGAAATGAGTTTTAAATTATCGCAGCGCAGTCTTGATAGAATGCAGGGCATAGATGAGCGCATGGTTTCTGTAGTTAAGTTTGCAATTACAGCAACTAAAACAGACTTCGGAGTTATTCAAGGCTTACGCACATTAGAAATGCAGAAGGCATTAGTAGCTAAAGGCGCTAGTCAAACTATGAAGTCAAAGCATTTAGATGGATTGGCTGTTGATTTGATGGCTTACATTGAGGGCCGTGGTTCTTGGGAGCTTAATCTGTATGACGATTTGGCTGACGCTATGAAGGAAGGTGCTGAAGCTGCTGGTGTGGCTGTGCGCTGGGGGGCGGCTTGGCATGTGCCTGACATCCGTAAGTGGGAAGGTACTATGGAAGAGGCTATGAATGCTTATGTTGATAGGCGAAGAGAGCAAGGGCGAAGGCCATTCATTGATGGCCCTCACTTTGAGTTAATGCTTTAGTTCATTAATCTTATTTGCGTGACGAGATAAAGTTTTTAAAGTTAAGGTGCGACTGTATCCCATAAAGGACATGCGTCTACATATATGCTCTCTGCTTTTGCCTTCTAAGGCTAGTCTGATTATTTCTTTTGTTTCTGGCTTGGCATCTTTGCCGCCCATGTAATAATTAGTATTGTTTTGTTTTAAGAATCTGCTTTGGCCATCTCTTTCTTTAGCTCTTTTATTAACTTGCTTTGCGTCTTCAAGCATTGCAGCTAGTAATGTTTCATTCATAATTGTTTTCTCCCCTGCTCTATTACGGGCCAGAATATATTGTTGCGGTGAATAAAATTATTCAGACCAGATAGTTTTACGTCAAGTATTTTTGCTGCTTGTGTTTGAGTGCAGCGAGATTTTGCCAGTGCTTTTACTAGCTCTACTTTTTCTCGGCGATGTCGAGCTTCCATTTGTTTCCATGTTTCCATGCTGTTTCCTTTAGGTAAAAAAAAGCCCCACTTAAACAGTGCGAAACCTAATTAAGCGGGGCAGTTGTGAGGAGGGCAGGACGTCCCTCTGGAGAACTAAGCTTAGCTTAGAACGGAATGCTATCTTCTGACAAGGGGGAAGATGCAGTTTGTTGACTTTGTTGTTTGTCGCTTATTTGAAAGGACATGTAAGGCTTACCATCCTTCATGCGTCTCCATCCAGCAATCCGTTTCTCTTCACCAACGGGGCCAGAGTAATCGGGTGCTGCATCATTGCCCTTCTTGTCATTGTCAAACATCACGGCCATCTTTTGATAGACCTCGACAATGCCACGCCCATCTTTGGTTTGGTCTTTGACAAGAACTACTTTTGAATCCACGCCCTCAACATTGACCTTACCCTGTAAGATCATTTGCTGTGTTGGAAATGGTGTAAAGGCTGCGCCTCTGTTTGTATCATCGTACTGTTGATCTGCCATGCTTCTGGCTCCTGTATTAAAGTTAGTGGGCGGTTCTTGGGAAACCTGCCGCCCTTCAGGCTCTTAAACCCACTAGGATATAGTGTGTCCCAAGAATTACCATCCGTTGCTCTTGTTACCACTGTCTTGATCGTACTTGTTGCCATCCATCTTACCTAAGAAGATGTCAGCATCACAGCCAATGTGCGACAGTGCTTTGGTCAGGCCATCAGTGATAGCCATCTTCGGTGCATCTTCAGCCATACGACCTTTAGTTGCATCAAAGAACTTACGGCACCCTGTGAAGGGGCCAAATGAATTTGCTGGTGTGCCATGCCAGACAGTAACATGCGCTAACACAGCGCTGTCTCCGTTGCTTACAGGCACAATCTCTGTTGTGTTGTGCCAGCCCCAGCCTTCACCGACTGCTCCGAACTGTTCGGTCATCTTTCTGACTTGGTATTGCGGGTCAATGGCGGTGAATGATCGGCTGCCGAAGCTAACCTTCTTCAGATATTTGGGGTCTGAAGAGGCTAGCTTGTCCCAGATGTCGAGGTTATTAGTCATTGTTGGTTCTCCTTGTTATGCGGAGTGATCCCCGCTTGTCTCGTTTGACTGTAAGCTGGTCGCAGTAAACTTCTCGTTCGTTACTACCGACCATTTGTTTAAGATCTTTCTTTGCGTTCTCGAACACGCGGTTGTGTTCGTACCCATTGATGTAGGTAACTGCTGCGTCAATGAACTGGTTGTCTGTGTTAGCGTCTCGCTTGACCATGTTGTCCACCTTAACCTTGTCAATGGAGATATCTGGCGTTTGAATACCAATCGGTTCTTCGTCGCGTATAACGTAACCCCAGAAGTCTGACACCACTGCCCACATAGAATTGAAATACTTGTGGTTGTACGAGACAT